CGTGCCCGCGCCCAGCAATTCATCAATTTGCTCATGGGCATACTGACAAACTTCTTTGAGTAATTCAATGCGCTCGCCAGTGTTCAGCGGAATGTCATTGGCGTCGGCTTCCGTTTGCGATTCAACGGCATTGGCTTTACTTTGATACTCAGTAAATTTGCTTGAAAGTTCCCAAGCATCTTGTAAAACTTCTCGGCAAAAATCGCATCATTGGGGCGTAGCACAATCACGCGGTTGGGATCGTCATTGATTGCCAGGCGGATTTCACCGGTATTGATTTGGAGAGATTGCATAAAACCTCATGCCCGTACCATTTCTGATACGGGCGTTTGTGATTAGGCGAAGGAATTACCAGACACGTCATACAATCCGGTTGTGGCATCGCCACGGAAATGGATTGTGAATGAGTGTTGCAGGGTTGTTGCCGCGTCACCGCCAAAGGATTCAATGGCAATGCTCACGGGTTGCAACTCTGCGGGGTATTGATCGGTACTCACAGGGGTTTCGTACTTGTACACCATGAGAATATCGGTTTCAGCAGCGGTGCCAACGGCACGAGTGCGGCGGAGATTGTCGATAAACTCAAACACGGCCTCTTCGTTGATTGCCTTGCCCTCAATCGGAATGGTGGGGGCGTAGCTTTCCACGGTTGCGGTCTTGTTGTCTTGGTGGATGTATCCTTCAGTAGTCACCTCGGGGTTGTAATTGACCATCGCGGTTGTAAAACCGGTGCCGATCAATGACCACGTTGGAGTGGTTGCCGGTGTGGTGTCAATGAAGAGGGCAAACTTACTTCTTTTGATTTTTGTTTCTGCCATTGTGTTTTCTCCTAGTTGCTATGGTGCAACTTCGCTATACGTTAATTTGCATTGAATTTGGTACACACTCGTACCCGATTCGCTTTCATCAAATGGGTAGCCCCATCCGAGTGCTTCAATTTTTTCAGCGGTCTTGCCAGTGCCCAAACTCGGCAGCGTGCCCGCTTCAGATTGCGTGTCAAGCCAATGGGCAAACGCCTCAAAGAATCCGAGATTTTCCAACCGTATCGCGTCATCGGCATTAGATACCGCCGCTTCAAACGCAAACGGGAATTCTCGGAGTGTTGATCTGTCAAGATACGTTTCCACGATCCGCGCGCCAGGCAGTGGAGCAATGGCATACTGAGTAGGTTCTTTGCCCAGATAATCAACCCACACCGGCGCGTTGGCTTCAAGTTCTGTGTATGTCTTGATGTAGGTTTGCACAGCGCTAATAATGCTCATTTGCCTGCCAGTTTCTTTGCGCCGCTGATAATGGAATCACCGCGTACGGCTTTCATGCGCTCGAACCAAAACCGCCCGCGCAAGGGTCCAGCTTGTTGCGTGCCTGGGCGTCTGCCCTTGTAGTATTGCCGTTTGGCATACGGTGCAATCCATGAGACTGTACCGCTGCCAATGTCAGTGCCCAGAATGCCTGATTTGATAAGCATTGACGTGAGCAAGGGCGTGAATGGTTCAGATTGCCGCAATACCTCGGAGTCAATAAACTTTTGCACTCGGCTATATTTCTGTGTCTGCTTTGTGCCAAAGTTGGGATTGAATTTCAATTCGGCTTTGCCGTTGGGTCCAACAAATACAGCGCCGCGCGGGGTTTCAATCTTGATGTGCTTTGTCATTTGCAGCCAACCTGCCAGTGTTGGACGTTTGCACTGCCTTGATCCATGGCGTCAACGGATGTGATGGTTACAACATCCTCATATTCAGCTCGTAAGCTGGTTAGGGTGTACTCAGTAGTGATCTCGTCTGTTGCCAAACCACGTACAATGACATCACCCTCTTGCAGTGTCCATTTGCCGGATCTCGCCGCCTGCCATGCTTTGGGCTTTAGATATGCCGCGCCGCGCGCCATGGGGATGAACACGGTTGCCACGTTAGATGCCAGTACGCCGGTTGATCTACCACTCACTGCCTTGGTCGCTTGCCACACAACATCACGAATAACGGTGCGTTGATACTTTTCCAACCGGCTTTCAAAGTACCGGTTGTAAATGGTGATGTGCCCGTTAGGAATCATCAGTCAAGCCGCCATACTCGCCAGTGTTGAAGCCGCCAAACATCAGGAATGTGTTTTCAAGCCACAAACGCGCGGCGGTTTCGATCTTGGATTGATTGGACTTGCTACGGTTTGAATTTGCCCCATAGGATACTGAGTACTGCCCTTGGCTTTCGCTGGTTACACCATCCACATTTGCGGCGGATTCTTGCCGCTGGATTTCCTCGGCAATCTCACAGGTTGCGTTTTTGATTGCGGTTACATTGTCGGTTTCAGTATTCGCGGTGATGATTGCAGCGGCGCGGTTGAACGTCACGCGGTCAATTTGTGCGGAGGCTCGGAGTGCCAAGCGTGGGAAATCAGCCTCGGCAATGGCGGTGCCGAGAAAAGTACTTGTGTAGTAGGAGTATGTCGCGTATGCCATTTGCCGAGGCTTCTTTCGTTACTTGGGCTTGCGGGCGGGCTTTTCAGCCGGTTCAGGGGTTTCAACGGCTTCAGGATCAACCGGCGCGGGCGGTTCAGGGGGTGCAACCGGTGCGGGCTTCTCATCAACTACTGAGTACCCTGCTTGCTTGTAAAAACCAACATCACTTGCAGGGACTTCGATGGTGATTCCAGCGATTTTCATCTTAACCATATTGTCACCTTACGCCGAAGCGACGCCTTCCACATAGTACAGATAACCGGTAAGTTTTCCAGCGGTCAGAATGGACGTGCCCACGGTGCATGTGATCTCGCGTGCGGCGGTTGCCTTGACGCTGGTTGATTCAGGCGTGTTGGCTTTTGGTACGATTGCCTTGCGCCCAATGGATGAATACGGCGCTCCACTTACAGCGGCGGCTGAAATGATGTCATTTGCCGCTTGCACATGGATTGCAATTGTGGCGTTGTTGGTGTTCTGTGAAGTGAACAGAGTATTCACGTCCACAAACCCACCCACCACAATGGCATGGATTGGGATAGTTACACCCACACCATGCGCGGCAACAGTGGTATTTGACACACCGGCACTGTCCAAGCCTGCGGTGTCGAATTCAAACCGCGCCACGCGCAAAGCACCAAGACCGGCGGAGCCACTGAACAACGGTGCAAGCAACGTGAAGTTGTCAGCAATATCTTTCAACCAACCGGCAATGCCAGGGATTTTGATTGTGGTCATTTCAAACCACCTTATGAACCCTTGATATGGGAGTAAATGCCGTCAACCTTGTTTTCGTAAACAAAGGCATCATGGTACAAGCGGTACTGCATGAGCCAAGCATCAGCGGTCTGATTCTCTTCTGGGGAAAAGATTTTCAGCGCGGCGTGTTTGGTCGCTTGCAAAACTGCGGACGGGTGCAGCAACATGAAGTTGATGTCACGACCGGTTGAATCGGTCTTGGCAAAACCACCGGCATCCGAGGATGAGCCAGCGTCAAGGGTGATGCCCTTGTAGAAGCGGGTCTGAGGAACGGGGATCACTTTCACTTTGTCCAGCATGTCCAAGCTACGATCTGCAGCGCCTTCATTGGCGAGCGTGCGAGTGATCGAGGCCTTTAAGAGGCTGTACAGGGTGGAGGCGATATAAAGAACACGCCCTTCAGCGGGCACTTCATCATTGTCCAAAGCGGTCATGGCAACATCGAAAGCAGCCAACACATTGGCGGCGGTCGAAAGGGTTGCAGGGGAGCCGACTTCGGTAATGCCGGACCAACTCGCATACTTGCTGAAGCGGTAAGCATCCACTTCGGGCACAACTTTGGTGCGGATGAATTCACCGGCGAGAGTACCAAACGCCATGCCGAGGGATTCTTCATCGTCCATGCGGTCAATGCTGAAAGCACGACCACGGGAGGCGGCAAGGGTCAACGCTTCCCACGTGCCGGTGACATCACCGGTGGGGTAGCCAGTGGAGCGGGAGTAAGTACCAAGACCCACAACGGAGGTCTTGAATACCTTGACCACATTTGCGCCCATGAAATCAACGGGCTTGGTCGGAGCATCGAGGATCGCAGTCAGGGACGCGGCTTTGTAGATTTCGTCCAGAATGGGTTGAAACTTTGTTGCAAGAGCAATGGAAGTTGCCATGAGAATGTTTCCTTATGAGGTTGCAGGTGTCGGCAATCCGGCGGCTTTTCGCGCGGCATCGGACATGGCGTCACTCAGCACTGATTGAGAATTTCCACCCCTGACAATTTCAGGAATGGGAGTATCGCTTTCAAAGAGGTAATCGGCTTCCGTTTTGATTTTTTCGATCTGCGAGGCGAGGCGTTCAGGAATAAATTTTCCAGCGGCATCGCGCAAATCATCACTACTCAGTAACGCTTTGACTGCTTTGGCGTTCTTGACCTTTGCCCCAGCTAGGGCGGTGTCAAGTTCGGTTTCAAACTGCATGGTTGCAAGTTTGGTGCTGTGTTCTTTTTCAGCGGTTTCAAACTTGGATTTCCATTCATCGGCAGCCTTCTTAATGCCGTCAACGTCCATGCCTTTGAAATCTTCGATCTGTTTGTTCGCTTCGGTCAGTTGCGTCTTTACTGTTTCGAGTTCGGCGGTTGCAGTGGCGGCGGCGGTTTTGTTCGCTTCAATCGCTTTGCCATTCAGTGCCATTACCGCATCAATCGCGGTGTCATCCAAACCCAGTGCTTTCAAATCTTCACGTTTCATGATTACCTTTCACTACGCTTTTTGTAAGTGGTCTCGTCCACTTGTGTTTGTCCTCGTTACGGTAGGACTTGCCGAGAATTTACAAAAAAAATTATAGACAGTCAGGTAATGGGTCGCTAGTCCCATTATTGGTAATACCCTCCTAATGGGAATTAAATAAAAAAACCGCCTGCATTTCTGCAAGCGGTCCGGACAGCTTTATACCCATTGCAACAACCTAAGACGGCGGTCCGTCCGTCCGCACCTGTAATCATTCAGGCTCTACGATTTGCACATGCCTAAGCATAGTGGTCGGTTGAATAACTTACTACTCAGTAGCTAATCTGTTGTCATAATGCTGAATTTTGGCACGGTTATTGTGCCGTCGGCTTTGATCTCATGGTACACGCCGCCGATCTTGTTTTTACTCACCGGTGCTTTCATGTGTGCATAGGCGGTTTTTGCCTGCCACGATGGAAGTATCACGCCGTGCATGGTTTTGAATTCCATGCCTTCACGGTACACATGGGTATTGTACGTGGGATCGTGTACGTGCCCTGTGTAAATAATATCTGGCGCGCGGCGCTTGTCGTTGAGTGCGTCATAGTAGATATTTTTCAACCAGGACTTCATGGGGTTGCCTTCGTTTGCGCCTTTGCCACGGCTCGGACCGTGATGCACAAACCAAGACAAAACGCCGTTGGTATCCAGTTCGAGGAAATCCCACACGTGGAAATCGCCGCATGGCACGGCGTTCATTTGCCTGCCGATATAGTTTTCCATGCCATGCACATGGGTTTGCGTGCCGCGCGTGTAATACATTTCATCGCCGCGTTGCCAACCCATGCGGGTTTTGATTTCTTCCATGATTTCAATATGGATGTCTGCCTGTTCGAGTTCGTCAACTGTTGCCACATCCCCGCTATGGTGATGATCGCCGTCAATGGCATCGCCATTGTGAACAAGAATCAACTTTTTACCTTGCCGCGCCTGTCTCACTTCATCCGCGTATTTTTCGACTTGATCGCGGATTTTGATTTGAATCGCCCTTGGAATGTGGCTTGTCTTTTGCCCGTGCCAGTGGCGATTTAGAAACAGGGCAAAATTACTACCTGAGTGCAGGTCTGAAATCACCGCCTGCATTACATCTTTTGGCTCTTGCGCTATCATGTACGCGGGCGCGGGGGTTGAAAAGTCTGTGAGTAAACTCATTTGATTATTTGCTCCCTAACTGATTGTCTATCTAATCCAGTTTGCTTAATAAAATCTCTCATTGCTTGTTGCCACTGCTTTACTTTGGAAAGTTCCAATGCGTTTGGTTGACCGGCAGCATCAAGCGCGGATGCTTGACGTTTCCACGCGCGAATATTCCTCTCAATGCCCCGCTGATACTGAGTAGCCTCATAGAAGCTGATTTCCTTGCCGTTGTACATTACCTTTTTACGTGCATACGCATTTAACTCAGCTTTTGAGTATGCCGCTTCACTGATACCCTCAAAGAACGGAAAGAACGAATGCCGACAATTCCACCCACCCAAGCCCGCGCCGGTGCCGTACCCTGTGACTTCCACAAAGTTTTTATACTTGGGATGCGTGCCGGATCTGGAATAAATTCCGCCTTGCCATGATTCATGGTTTGCGGGTCCAACGCCAGTGTTACGCGCTCCCACATGCGCGGATACTTGCACAAGGTCTTGCCCCATTTCATCAGCGCGGATTTCCTGCAATTTTCCAGCCGTTTGAGATACGCCCGTAAGTACGGCGCGGCGCATGGCAACATCTATTTTGTCACGGTGCCCGCTTGCATAGTCCACAACAGAAATGCCCTCGGATGCCATTTTCTTAACTGCCATGCGTATGGCTTGATCGTATGACATCGCGCCTGTGCTAACCTGCAAGTACGCAAGGTCTGCGGCTTTGATAAATGCCTGTTGTGCCTGATTTACCGTGGTGCGTGTGAGGTTACTCAGTAGTCCTTGTGTCTTTTCAATGCCCGCCGTCAGTGCCCGTAACATTGCCGGTGACAGGTTCAATGGGATTGGATTCAACCCAGCCGCGCGGTAAATATCATCGTCAAACTTCATGGTCTTGACGCCCGCCGCTTTGAATATTTCTTTCAAGGTCGCTTCGGATTTACCAGTGAGTTTGGATAACTTTTTCAGAATGTCTTTATACAGCGTGCCTGATTCTGACAGTCGTTGTATTTGCCATGCAGCACTGGCAAAGTCAAGATTTTTGAGCCGACGCGCAATATCCTCAATCACGGATGTTTCATAATCCGCAAAGAGGGACATAATTGGTTCTACAAGCACGTCGAATTGATCTGAAGTAAGCATTTTATATTTCTATTTTCTAAAAACCTTCATAGGGGTTTTCCTTTGTTCTTCCGTACCGCATAATCCAAGGATTAGGAACGGGGGAATCGCCCAATAGCCTGACGCGGTACTTCTCAATCACGTTTGTATATTTTGTGCTAGACCGGGCATCATACCGAAAGCCAAACACAGGCACGACGCTATTCTCGCCGTAATCATCAAAGGGTTCTGAGTAAAATTCATTTCGTTGCGTGATGTTGCCTTTTATGTCTTTTATCCATTCCCGAATTGATAGGGCGGGGAAGAAAAATAGATGTTTGTGCGTGTCGGGGTGGTATTGTCTGTATGAAACATTTGGGTTTATTGCCTCAACCACCCAGCAGGGGGTCTGCCTGACAGTTGACTCTCCCACGATCTTCAGCAGCGACCCACCGCATACCATCGGCTGAATCTGTATCTCTGGGGGCATCCCGTTATTGTTTATATAATCGGCACGTGTCCACGTGCCTGCAAAGTTAGACATCCAAGCGTTGTCTCTCCACATGGACTGAAAGTCTTTTTTATTCAACGCTTCGGATTGCTGGGAGTTTTCCGAACAAAGACCATGTACCCAAAACTGCAAATCCTTGAAAAACTTCACAGGGGTATCGTCCACGAAACGAGCGGTTGCAGGAAGTCCCTTAGACGATGGGACATTATCGCCGTATGCCGTACCGTTGCGCGTCGGGCGTGATACACGATAGTTTCTTTTGGGAAACTCTACCGCGTCCCATAGTTGGTCATAATCAGGATTGACCACGCAAAACATGCCATCGCGGGCGGGCTTGTATTTCACCTGTTCAGGGTAAAACGCCGTTAGGCTCATGCCTTGTTAAACCTTTGGGTGTTGCCCGCTGGGTCGGTCAGAATGAAGTATTCGGGGAATTTCGGGGTGACGGGAGGCTCTACGGGGGGCGTAATAGTTTCTACCAAATCACGGCAAATCTTCTGCCCCTTGTGAATATATGCCATCCAGCCCGTTACGCCGTTGTAACTGACTTTTACCCAAACGTCGCCAGCCTTGACTTCATACCCATCTGCTGGGGCTGTCCATTTCTCCGAACCAGTAACAACCACACCCGCATTAGCAAAACCTAGTATAGGAGTAGCGGTTTTAGTAATGGGGTTGTGCGTGCTGTGAGACTCGCGGATTTTAGTCCCGTTGTAAATCGTTGTCATTTGGTAAGTTGTCATTTTTGTTTTCCTTGTAATTGTCTGTCTAATTCAAGCGCATATTGTTTGTATGCGATCAACTCGGCTCGAAGTCTTGCAATTTCAGCAAGTAATCTAAATACTAGATTCCACATATAAAACTTCCTCATGACCGAAAATAGCCGTTATTTGACTGCCCTGCAGGGTCGTTCCCAAATCACCCTTGCGAGTGTTTATGTCAATATTGCCGGATGCAACACCCCATGCAGTACCATCGCCGTTGTCGGTAAATTGGTGCATCAGCCATTCATTCCAAATCGAGGGAATTTTTGGAACGCCGCCATACCATGCAATCCACAACGGGTACTGTGCAAAGTAGGTATCACTCGGCTTTGTGTTTTCACGCCAATAGTAATAACCGGTGTAAACTCCCAATTGTTTATTTGGCAGTAACGCTTTCAACCTCTCGGCAAAGTCATACCAATGCTCATGTCCGTGATATGGTCCTGCATAGTTGTCCTCGAAGTCCATCCATAATTCAAGTTCGCCTGTGTCCTTGCCAAGTATGGACGCCCATAATTCAGCTTGTCGCTTTGGGTTCACTCGGCTATCGTAGAACCAATATGAACCGCGTTGCAATCCAGCAGCTTTTGCATTTGTCCAAGACACATCAAAGGCAATATCTTTCCAGCCCGCTTGCCCCGCGCGGATAATTACGCCCGTTGACTTGGTTGCCATACGCCTGAAGTCAATAAACTGACTGATACTCCAATCAAGGTTGTATTTATATTGATAAAAAGAAATATCAGCGATTTGCATTATTCAACCACAGAAAAGAAATCAATCGGTTTTTTTTCCGCATCAACGAGGGCAATCATTTTCTTCGCCGTGGCTTCATCCTCGCCATAATTGCGCATTCGGAATTCAGTTTTTGACATAACCTCTTGCCCCAATGCCTGAATGTCTTGCGCAAATGCCGTGTCATGGTCTGCGACAATTGAGTCATCCCACCAATAGACTACTGAGTACTTACCCTGTGGCGCAAGCCGTCCAAGAGTAGCCCATACATCCATGGCATAAAGCAGATTATCAAGCGCATCCTCCAATGCCTTTTGTGTGTCGGTGATGGTCGCATACGTGCGTTGCTTGCCCATCTTGATTTCTGTGGCAGTGAGTGCAACCGTTTCAGGGTTGGAAATCGTGCCATAAGACAAGCCGCACAAAAATTCAATTTTCTTCAGAATGGCGTCCAAGCCGTTTAGGATTTGAACCTCTCGCAGTGTCGGTGTCCAATCCTCAAACAGTCCAGGTTGATCGATCTTGCCATTCAAGTCAAGCAGCCGGTACAGGCGGCGGTCAGGCAAAATGGGTTTGTTGTTTTCGTCTTTTTCAAACGCCTGTGGATCTGTGTACAGCGCACGTTTGCCAGATTCAAACTCCCAAAGAAAATCAGTCCATTGCTTATCAGCTTGTTCGATCAAATCCACCGCGCGGGAATACACAGACACACCCAGCGGTGATTTGGGGTCAATGTTGTTTGCAAACGGCATCTTGAAATAAGCAAACAGCGGGCGTGTGATGTTCAGGATCAATGCCTCGGGTTCGAGGTCTGCCCACTCAGTAACCGTTGTCAAAGCAACCTCATTGCCAAGCGTATCCTTTGCAGTGGACCGGAAAGCGCGGTTTGTAATGCGATACCCTTCAGGTGTCATGGCGTGATATTCAAGCCGCGTGTAATACGTGGTGCCAATGGTCTTTTGGTCACTGAACACGCACGCGGTCATTTTGCCATTCGCATCAAACGCCACGGGATAGAATTGATCCGCTTGCACAAAATCCACGGCAATTTGACCATTTGCGCCAATGTACGGCTTGTACATCAGCCCGCCTTTGGCAGCGGCGTACTCAGTAGTCTTGCGGATGTTGCCCAATACCGCTTTCATTTGTTCACTGAGATAATCCGCACGTGGCGAGCCGGTGAGAGTCATTTCCATTTCGATGGTCACGGCGCGGGATATTTCCGCCGCAATCGCCGCCGGTAGATTCAATGACTTAATGCCATTCGTCAACCACGGCGCTTGATTGATGTACATGGATGCCCATTTTTGTAGCGCGGTCATCATGTCCTGAGTAATGGCAACGTCAACGCGCAATGCCTGTGTGACATTTGATCTGTTTATCATTTGATTAAGCCTCTCTCTAATCCATTGCATTATTTTTGCAAACATGTATTCACCTTTTTTCCTCCAAATCATATTTGTGGCGTACCGTGTATCGTCAATGGCGTGGTTGTTCTTGTCTGGGTATTCGCTGATAATTTCGCCGTCTTTTGTGCGCTCGTACTCGTACTCTGAAAACTCTTGCGCGTGATATGGCGCTCGCTTCGGATCAATCACAATGGCAGTCAAGCCCTGTAACCATTTCATGGAATAGGCAACTGAACCGGCGCCTTTTTCAGCGCCTCGGCAATTTGCACCATACGCGCGGAAATCGGCAACGGATTTGGGATCTTCGCTGTCGGCAATTAGTAACTCAGTAGTGGTGTATCCATGCTCTTTGACCAATGCCGCGTACAGGTCTTGGTTATTCTTTTTCCAGTATCGCGCCTCGCCATAGATGTATAAAATGCGCCGTGCGGCGTCGTAGTGCATCTTTCCGTAACTTGCTGGGTCAGGGAAGTATCCCCAATCCAAGCCATGCAGGATGCGGTCAAATCCACCAACTTGTCTGCCATTTTCTTCTTTGCCGTTGATTTCCTCATCAGTGATTGCGCGTTGTTGCACGTTGGTAAATACCGCGCCGCCGATGTTGTTTGAAATGCCCAAATATTCATGGTCATACGCCACACGGTTAACATCCATAAGATGCTCGGCTTCTTCGATGAACGGTTTACCAAGCCATTCAATGGGAATTGCCATGCGCGAGTAAAGAGAAATTGCCGTTTTGAGTGGCGGCGTTTTCCCTTCAAGCCTATCTTTGGCATATTGCTGCAAGTACGTTTCAGGGATGCCCAGATAATTACTTTTGTGCTGATACTGAGTTTCCTTGGGGATTTGTAAATACTTGTTTGCCCAATTGTTGGCCGTCTGCGGCGGGTTGAAAGACTTGAAAATAAACGCTTCATCACCGCCACGGATAACTGACTGTTCAATCTTGCGGATTGATTCCGCGCCGTGGAATTGATCTAATTCCTCAAACCACAAAATACCGATATGCCCAAACTGTGGCTTGATCGATTTGATCTTGCCTGGGTCATCCGCGCCACGAAAGTAAATCTTTTGCCCCGTGGGGGTGTACTCAATTTCCATCGGGCTTGTAGTGATCTTGAATTCTTCAGATAATCCAAGTTCAGTGATTGCCCAAACCAATTGCCCAAACACACTATCCCGCAAGGTGTCTTTTACTTGCCTCGTTGCAAGCGCGTGCATTTTGGGATTGTTTTTAATAAGATAAATAATTACAAGGGATACAAAACTTGATTTCGTGCTACCACGGCCGCCTGAGAATATATACTCAGTATGTTTTTTGCCGGTGATGTCACGATACGCATCCATGAAGGACGGCGCAATCACATCGGCGGGCAATACAAACGGTGCATCACCATCACTTTTGGCGGGCGTGTTGTCAATATCTTTCGCGGGTCCATCCAAGTGGGTGACTGTGTACTTGTACAGGTCATTCCAATCTTTCGCACTGATTTTCAACTTGCGCGCGCCAAAGTCAAGAATGCCTGTTGTTAACGCGGAAACCGCCCGCTTAACTATTACCTCTTTTTTAGACACGCCTTTATCTTCGGTGTCCAATTCAGTGCGTAATAATTCAGCGAGCGCCCTGCCTGATTTCGGTCTCCCTTTAGGGTTTCCGGTTTTTCCTGTTTGCCAACGTCCTGGCATTTTGTTTTTTCAATTTCCTTTTACGTCTATTTGCAAGTATTCTTTGCGCGCGTCCCTTGCGGATGTAATACTCAAGGGATCTTTGGCTCGGGGTCTTTTTCGGTGTCGGCATGTTCATCAAGGTGGTAGGGTTCCGGCACTCCACCCAATTGGATGATTTGCCGGATCAAACGCTCTACATAGCGGCGCAAGTACCTGTTTTCTTTTTCAACCTGAGTCACTAATGTTTCAAGGTGTTCGATTCGATCTAAAAGCGGCTTTGAAAATTTCTCCCATGCCGTTGACAGGTCAAGTGTATTTTGCGCCTTGGTACGTCGCAAATTTAAGAAAAACGAAAGGATTCCGCCCGCACCAAAAACAATGGCGGTTATTTGTAAAATGGTTTCCAATAAGGTCATAGAACCGCCAAAGGTCACAAGCCGAATTGACCTGTGACCTTACGGGAAAATTAGACGTTCTCTGTTTCGGGCAGCAACCCAGAGTTGAATTCAGCCAGTACCGCCGCTTCAATGCGAGCGCGGATCTCATGCGCATCCATATCAATATTTTTGACATCAAGCCACATTTGAACGCTATCAGTGGCATAGTTCAATTTGTCTTGGATATAGTTGGATGCTTTCATTTGCTCTGCGGCATAAACAGCCGTGCGAATGAAAATTTCCAACGCATAGATTTGATCGGCGGTAAGTTGTTCTTTGGCAATCTTTCCCTGAGTAGCAAGCCACTTGGCAGCCATACCCGCGAGGACAGGCACCGTGGCGAGGATCAACGCCTGCAACAGTTGGGTGATGTACGCAACATCAAAGCCGCTGGATTCGGGCGGGGTCGCACCCTGCGCAAATGCCGACGGCACGATAAACGCGCAAAGCGCAATGACGATAAAAAGAATGGTGAAAATCTTTTTCATGTGTGAACCTCCATGTTCATTTAGAAAATGATACAAAGAGGCGCGATATTGCCATAGTCCCATTATTGGTAATGGGTCACATGATAGGCAATAAAAAACCGCCCGATGGTCTGGGCGTTGATTAGTGGCTACTCAGTAGCTATTCTTTGTCAGACCCATAGAGATGTTTCAACAGTTCATCCACCTCATCCTCTACCAATGGCGCGGTTTTCATCTGATAAAAAAACCATGCTGCCAAC